TGACTGCAATCCTGTAGGGTTGTTCTTGTCATGCCGAGCACCCATATGTGCGGAAACCAGAACATATTCTGCCCCAGCTTCGATAATATACTTATTCGTAACCTGTGCGGCTGTCTGATTCATGGATGTTACTATGCAGCATCTCACTGCTGCTTCCAATGATCTGCGTGATCCAGTCGGATAATTTACGTTCATTCCATTTTCTGCATATCTATCCAGCACTTCACAAATTGCACTACTATATGATTGCAACCCACTTGCCACACGAAAATCTACTTCGTTTAGGAGATTCAGCAGATTTTTTTGCGATTGATCAATTGTCGTATTTGTAAGATTGCTCAACTCTCCAAATGTTTTCATAAGTTCTGCATTCATTACAGTGATCACCGCATTATTTTGCAAGGGTGGCTGCACACTTGCAAATCGTTCCAAAACGCTATGATCATCCGAAAACGAAGTAAGCACGCTATCTCTTAAGAGACGGCGCACCTCATTTCTGCTTTTCTCTGTAAGCTGTGAGATGCGTTTAATAATCTCCTGCCGATGCAATCCCATCTGCTGAAGCTTCCACAACTCACGATCGGCAGTACCGGATAGCGATCCTGCTGCCACAAGACGCATAGCAATGTCTTGCAGAATCCAATCTTCGAGATCTTGGTACATCTCTATTAACTTGTCAGATTTTCCATAGAAGTAATCCGGTTTGCCCGCCTCTCTCTTAACTAAATCCACCCATTGTTTTCCATGCGTTTCCTTTGCTCTGTCAAACCAATGATCTGTAGTTTCCGGAGTATGTTGTACAAGTGGCATTCCTGTAGGGTATTTTCTCTCGCCTTTGTTCGCAAAAGATCGACCGTCTTCTGTCAGATACAATTCCCCCATATACTGGTAATGTGCATATGGAGTATTCCATGCCACTTGTCCACCATATATGCCATCCGGATAATTTGCCGATCCTCGCAAGGCTCCCTGTGCCATTGGTATGTATTCGTCACAATCTGCAACCACCTGCATGTTAAGCAACTTCTGCGCGTTCCGTATATTATTGTCTATCCGCTTTGTATCTATATGGATATCAACGCATCCAACAGACTTGTTGTACTGCATATTATCACTTCCCTATCTGTTGATAATCGCCAACGCAACTATCGTTATACAAATAACCAAAATATTCATAGTTGATACTGCCATATTCTTTCTCCTATTCTTCTCCAAATAATCCACCTTGCTGTTTTTCTGCTTCTGCTGCTTCAATCTCTGCCTGCATTGCTTTCGCTTCATCCTCGGACATATTCTCAAACTTAACGAAATACATCCATGCCGGAACCTTGCCAGCCTGCACATATCCCCACCATGTTTTCTTGTCCTCTTCATAGTTGTAGCAGATATCACCAAAACCATATTCCACTTGATATACTCCAACTGGAGCAAGATCATATAGATCTGCATACTTATCAATGGCGTAAATCAAATCATCCATTGTCATTTCCAGTTTATCCCGAACATCCTTGATAAACTGGATAGTTCTCTGCTGTGATGCTTCCACCCCGGTTGCCGTCTGGATGCCGGTCATAGAATCAAAAGAGAAGTATCCGTTCGAATAGCCACATTTGTAGGCAAGGATAGACAAAATATTATTGATTCCCTTAATCCGAATGTCTGTGTTTAAATTCGGATTGATCTCCTGATAAAAGTTTTCCGCCCCTTCCGATAACACATTTTTGACATATCGCGGTTTTTTAAGGTATTTACGAATAACATTTCCATCTGAATCCTTTATAGATCCCTGAAACATCAAGCGGTCATCTGCCAGCACGATGCGCTCACTGTCAAAGATCTCCCCGATATTTCTACTGTATGCAGTGTCTAAATCCTTCAGTTCTTCCAGTGCTTCTGCAAAGATGCTCATGCCAAGCGGAGAATCCGGATCAATATTATTTGCCATTGGCGTTTTGAATACGGCAAACAATGGCTTATCCAGATTCTCAACGCCTGCATCTGGTATCAATCCTTTCCACGGTGTTTTCTCTATATCGATTGCCACCCCCAGCGAAGTAGAACTGTTTGATATAAAGCATCTGTTGCTGATTAGATATACATTATTTCTAAACCGATGGTATTCCAGACGTTTATAATATTTCTTGGACTGCTCATAAAAATCAAAGAAGATACCGGCTCGAATATTACTATTTCCGTCAACCTCGGTCGGAAGAAATCTCTGTGGATCAAAACAGTCAATGCCGTCTCCATTCGGTTTCAAGATGATTGTGCCATTTACGCATCCTCTTTCCACATACTCACGGATTTTACCAAACATATTGTCAATTACACTCTGTAGATACGTTGCTCTCGCTGATCCTGACACCTTAATCGACAAGTCCAAGCATGTGAGTCTTGCCGTCTCTGATGATACCGACTTTGCAAAATTAATAGTCTTTACATGATTGTCCTTGTCTACCCAGTTCGGATGCCCTGCGTAAATCTGATTCCATGTTCTAATTGCCATGTCCATCGTATCTGACAACAGGATATCTACATCAAATATTCTCTTTGCATCTGACTTAAAAAACATTTTTTTCCACCATCCTTTTATTGCTGCTATAATTTCCATGCTTCACCGCCTTATATAAGTCCTCTGTTATATCTGCGTGCTACTGTATAAATAAAGTATCTGATAAGGTCCATGTGATGATCATATTCCTTAATCACACGATCCTCTCCCACTGCCTTTTCATCCCATGCATACGCACCAAACTCTTTCTGTGTCTCGGCACAGTTCTCATGTATCTGGAGCATGCCAAGATTCAAATACTTTGTTACCTCTTGGATTCCATTCAGCACATCATTGTTACCATCTGTGCATGTAAACTCTCCATACTTCCGGATTGTTGCTTTCATAGCTGCCGCTGACGGATCGATGACAATGGAAGTGATCGGGAACCCTTTCGCAACCTCTTGTATCATTTTGTAATAGGCTTCATTGTCTATGGTCACTCCTGTTTCTCTGCCAGAGTAATGTCCCTCTCGAAGCATCCGTACCCTTCCACTGTTCTGTAGTTCCATCAGACCTACTGCAAATGGATTCATAGTACCGTAATCGATAGCAATGTAATAAGACGCTTGTGAACTGTATGTATACTCTCCGTGAAAGATGTTCTTTTCCTTGTCGAACATTCCATAGACCAATCCCTCCGCAATCACCCACATACCGAGAATAAAGCGGTCATAGAACACCCCGCTGTACATTGCCCGGTATCGAGCCTTTACTTTTTCGGACAGGGACAGATTATCATCCATTGTGAAATGTAAGTAGATCAGATTCTTTTCTATCACTTTATCAATCCAATTTGTCTTGAACCAATGGCTAGGCGAATCCGGGTTACAGTTAAACCAGAACTTTGAACCATCCACAGAGCAACGACCAGTTGCCTGGTTCACAAACGATTCTGGCATCAGTGCAACTTCATCGAAGAACATTCCCGCAAGCGTAATACCTTGAATGAGATCCTGTGACCGCTCATCCTTACCGCCAAAGATATAAAAGAAGTTGACTGTATCGCCTTTGCTGATCTCCACCATGTTGTCAGATCTATGATCTGCCACCTTATAACCACGGCTCCGGAGCATTAGCTTTAACCAGAACAGCACATTGCGTCGGAATGATCCGATTGTCTTTCCTGCCATGCCAAGATTCTGCATATTGAATGTGCTCATTGCCCAAAGGGCATAACTTAAAGACATGCACAATGTCTTACCGCTTCGAATTGCTCCATCTGCTATGATTCCATCCTTATCCTTTACCGGAGATTCTTTGCACCACCAAGTAAGAACTTGCTTTTGTTTCTTTGAAAATGGCTTAAATGCAAATCCGTTCTGCTTATACTTCTGCTTCATCCGGATAGCATTCTTCATTACATTTTCTTTTAGTTTACGCACCCGCCGGTCAAAATCTGTCCAATCAATCATCTGACCACGCTTCCTTTGCTGATTCATTCAGCGCATCCAAGAAGTTGTCCTGCTCTGGTGTATCGTCTGCACTCTCTTTAGCTTGCAGCTCCAGCTTAAGCAGTTCCAGATCAAGCTTGTGCTTATCAAATTCTTTCCGGTGCTTATCCGTCGGATTCATCTCGAAGAACATCGTAAGCCAATCAATTGCCTTTTGTCTGTCTGCCAGCTTGATAGATACACCATCTTTTCCACGCTTAACCTCTTGGATAATCTGTGTATCTGTGTTCGTTGATTCTTTCAGATCAACAGTGCTAATCATATATTCAATACCTGTCTCTGGATCCTCAATCTCTTTCTGCCCGAATGACATATAGTTTCCAATATCTGCAAAAGCAATACGCATCTGTAGTTCCACAATATCGTCAGTTCCAGCAACTATCTGCTGACGCTTGATTTCTTTCAGACGTTCTATTTCTCGGTGAATACTATCTTTCACTACCAATAGAGGTCCTTTCGCATTCGCCACTTCATAGCTGCACCCATAGGCATTCAAATAGCTTTGGGTTGCATTAAATGTCCGGCTGTAATATATGCAAAACATCTGCTGTTCCGGTGTGAGTTCATTATTCTGTAATGTTTCTTTTGTACCATCATCTATAGGCGCTACCGCCTTGGGTGCACCCTTGCCTTTTTGTGTGCACGCCTTTTTACTTTTGGGTGCACCCTCTTCCCGATTCCACCCATACCGTTTCTTCCAGCTCTTAACAGTGTTGATAGTGGTTCCGTACTTCTCGGCAATATCTTTGTACTTCATACCGCTCATGTAGTCCTGTTCTGCTTTCTCGTAATTCTCCACTATCTCACTTCCTCTCTGCCAAATGGTATATTTCTAACCTCATACCATAATTATAAAGCAGTGTTTCAGTGGATTTGTACCAATTTAGGGCATGAAAAAAGAGGGCGTTTTTCTCGTCCTCTTTGCTAATCTAATAATGTTGTTCTCTGTTTCATTACATTTCTTATGTTTTAGAATTCAATAACATTATCTATTCGTGTGATTTCACTTTTTAACAACTCTCCCCTTCCACTTTCTGAAGCAACTGTACATCACTTCTTGAACAAGTTCGAAAGCCATTAAAAACAATGTGGCGCCAAGAACAAATAAAACCACATGACCTATTGTTACACTTGGATTCAAAATTTTATTTATCATTTCCCCAGACATTTCGGTTACTGTTACCAAAAGTCCGAGCACTAATATAGTAAAATATTTCTCTTCGTTTTTTTC